TGTTCTCCCGCACCTTCGCGGTCGTGACGGCGATCGCGTCGAGCACGTCGTCGGCGGCTCGCGCGCAGGAGAGTTTGCCCGCGATCTCTGCCATCGTCCGCTCCGGCCAGCAGCGGCAGATTTCGGTAACGATCACGTCGCAGGTGTGCTCAAGCTCGGCGGCGCGGGGGCCGATCTGCTCGCGCACGGCGTCGCAAAGTTCCCGCAGCGTCAGCGTATCGAGAGCGTCGCCCACCGCACCTCCAGCATCAAGGCATGGCCGGTGAACCAGACGCGGGCGACGCTCCCGGCACGCGGCAACGTCCATCGGGGCAGCCGGCGGCACCGCAATGGCATTTCGTGCGATGCCCGTCACCGTGCGTAATCCAGCCGGTGCCGTTGCAGTCCTCGCACTTCGCGGGCTTCGGCTTCGGGCCAGGGGCGGGCGGCGTCGGGCTCGGTGCCTCCACGACCATGCTGGCCCGTGCCGTGCTGACGGCGGCAGCCGCGCGAGCCGCCTCGCGGTCGAAGACCGCAGGGTCAGACGAGAGCCAAGTGAGAATCCAGAGAATCCAATTCCAGAGCGTCATTACCAACCCTTTCCGTGATCAACGACTGTATAGCCGTCGTCTCCAATCGCAGGGGCTTTGACGAGATGCCGAGTCTCGGGCTCGGGCGGGGCGGGCTCGACGAACACGGCGACCCAGAGCAGCGTCTTCGCGGTCTTCACGATCCACCGGAGGACAGGGCGGTCAGCCAGCGGCGTGACGGGCTTATCGGGCGGGCTCGCCAGCCAGTAGCCGATGGCGACGCAGGCGGCGAGGGTCAGGAGGGTATTGCGGTCGAGCTTCATTGATCAGCCTTCGAGAGAGAGTCGATCGGCGCGGGCTCAAGCCAGCGTCCGTTGTGAATGTCTCGGTATCCAAAACCGGCGACGCCGCCGATGGCCCAGGTGTCGGAGCGGATCATTCGCTCAACGACTTCGCGACGCGCCCAGAAGGCACCGTCCGGGAGATCCGCAGGAAACTTGCCGCCCTCGTAGCGGAGCCATCGCGGACCCCAACTATTGAGAATGCAGGCGAGGTCGGCGGGAGCCCCGTTCTTCTTGTGGACGATTCCGCAGATCATCATCTGGTGGTGCCACGTCCCGCTGGCCTCTGCGATGCCCTTGTTGGCGACCGACGCAAAGCCCTGCGAACTGGCGACCGTGCAGGGATAGCCTGACTCCAAGGCGGCGGCGAGCTCGTCCCACGTCTCGACCTTCACGACGTGCTTACAGGGATGCTTCTTTGCCAGCCGGTCGAGCCGGTAGTTGTCGCCCTGGCCGCCAGCCCCGTACGCGCCTTCGGTCTTCTCGCGGTTGGCGTTGTACGTCGTGTAGTCGAAGATGCCCTCGTAGGGTTTGCGGTAGACCACGCCCCAATCGCGAAGCCAGCGGGCGGCAGCCGCGCCAAACGACCCATCGCTCCACCCGCCAACAGGCTGCGACCCGTCGTAGCCTTCGGGGTTGCTGCGACGGGCCTCGACGCGCGAACCGCCGTACAGCGGCTCGGTGGCCGGGATCATCGGGGGCTCGGCCAGTTCGCCGATTTCCCACGACACGCTTTCGGCGCAATAGACGGCGTGCATGGCACCCCACGCGACGCACGATCCGATCAACTGCTTGCCGACCACGAAGTCTGTGCCGTAGCGGGCGCGGTGGGCCTTGAACATCGCCCTGTAGAGAAACGTGTCGACGCCTTTGGCTTTCGCCATCGCGTCGGCCCCTGCCTGCCGAAACATCGGCTGCGGCAGTTCCGCCATGAACCGGGCGACGCCTTCTGGATTCGGGACATAGCCGAAGTTGTCGTCGCCCCAGACGCCAGGCGGACCATCGCTGCGCCACGATTCAATGGCGACGGCGAGCCCGAGCCCTAAGAGCAGGGCAGCGGCGAAGATTTGCCAGCGGGCCTTCGCAGACGAGCTCATCGGGCGGCAGCCTCCGCAGCGCGAGCCACCTCTCGGTAGGCCGCGACCCACTTGGCCCGCTGCTCTGGCGTGAGCGGACCGCCCGAGGTGCCGGCGGCAGCGTTGAGAAACTCCTCAATCGCGGCCCTGGCCCTCGGATGCTTCTCGCCCAGGCTCTCGCCCTTGCACAACATGAGCCGCGTGCGGACGCGAAGCTCGTCAAACGCCACGCCCGACTTGATCAGCGGCTCTGGCTGCGTGCCGTCCCACTCGACCTGTTCAGCGATCTCGCCGCAGAGGGCCGCCGTGGTGGCTGCGTCGGACGCTGCGTCAGGCCCGACAAACGTGCCACGGAGATCGAGCTTCGTCGGCGACGGCGTCGGCTGCGGCTGCGGGGCCGCTGGCGAACGCAAGGCATAAGACGCCAGCGCTGCCGCCCCGAGCAGGATTGCCGCGTAGTGGCGACGGTCGAGCTTGGAGAGGTCGACCTCGGGGGCGTGCTCGCGAATCCAAGGCCACGCCAGAAGCACGGCAGCGGCAACGAGCAGCAGGGCAGTAATCACGGGGCAGCCTTTCGGACAAGAGGCAGAAGAGATTCAATGGCACCGCTGGCGACCAAGAGCAGCAGTTGGCGGGCGGCCGGTTTCAGGATGATCCAGACGGGCCACGCGAGCGCGGGGATCGCCTTGTCCGCGAGCGTGTCGAACAACAGCCCCACGGCGTTGAGAACAAACTGCTTCCGCTCGGCACCTTCGACGGGGATCGCGTCGGCCGCTTCAATCGCCACTCGCATGAGGGCGACGGCGAGCTCGCCAAACTCCGCGAGCGTGATCCCGCCAGCGGCCTTGACCTTCGCGGTGGCGACGAACGCCCGAACCTTTTCGGCGAGCGACACGAGGTCGTAGGCGGCTTGCAGCGGAGCGGATGAGATCATTTCACGAGCCCCATGAGGATTGCCCTGCGGGCGGTGTCGAACGAACAGCCGAGGCGGAACGCGACCAGTTGCACATGCGAGGCTGTCAGCGGCGCGGGCCGCGAGCTTGTCACCTTGCCCCAATACTGCTGCTGCGGCGTGTAGTTCTTGGCGAGCGACACGACCTCACCGGCAGCCGCGATGGGTTCGCGCCCGTCAGGTCCGCCTCGACGCCAGTGAGCCGCAGCGATCACGTCAGCCTCCGACCGTTCAGATTGGTCGAAAAACTGGCGTGACCGTAGGGGCTATTCCCGGTCGGTTTCGCGGTGGAGCACGAGGGCAATCGCCGCGTAACAGGCGATGTCTTTGAGCGTGTCCTCGACCCCGTCGAACTCGCATTTGCCACGGCGGAAGAACGCTTTGAGCCGGTGCATCTTGTCGCTGATTCGCAGGATGCAGCCGGCCCAGGCTGGCATATTCACCACGTCTGCCGAGGAGCGAATGTTGCTCAGAGCGTCTTCGTCGATCCCGTAATCCAGGGTCTTACGGAGGTGGAGCGACTTGAGCTCGTCGAGCACGGCGAGAAACTCCCGCGAGCCGGGGCGGATCGACTCCTGCGGCGCGAGCAGCCCGTCCCCCGTATGACGTATGTCAATTGGACGCTCTTTCTCGCCCTTCAGTTCACGCTCGCCTTGGAGAATCCAGTCCACCGGGATCGACGGCACGTCGGCGTCAGCGATCTCGGTCGGCGACTCCTGCTCGGTCGTGTCGAAGCACCGGGCAGCCGCTTCCTGGGCAGGTCTGCAACCGGCGAGCGAAGCAGCCATCGGCGTGTAGCCACGATGCTTCGGGTCGTCCTCTGGCGTCGCGTCCATGCGAGCGGCGACGGCTTCGCGAAGGGCTTTGTTGTCGGCTTCCAACTGGTCAAACGCTGCGGTCATGGTTGCCCTTTCCTTGATGAGTCTGAGAACGTCTGCGGCGAGCGTGCCGCTCGTGCCGGTGTATGCACCCGAGAAGCGACGAGCGCGGTACTCTGCCTCTCGGAGATAATCTGCGGAGAGCGTCAAGCCTTCGCCCTCGGTGACGCAACGTGCATTGAGGAGAGCCCGCCGTCCGGCTCGTAGATGAATGTCTCGCACGCCTGCCTAGCGCCGATGAATCCGTTGGCTGAATGCCAATCGTCGGGCGGGCAGATCGTCGGGGCCGTTCGCACGATCACGCCGTCGAGTGTGTCGAGCGGCTTGTTGTGCTCGGCCGCCTGGTGGTGCAGGTGGCCCGTATGCCACTCGCGATAGGTACTGTGGCTCCACGCCTCGCGTTGCTCTAGGGCCATGATCTGCGGGAGCTTCCGCTTCGCCTTGTGGCCGTGCGTGAAGCCGAGCAGGTTGCGCCCGTGCGTGAGGTATTGCCGCGACAGGAAATCGGGCTTGATCGTCACCGCCTTTGAGCCACGGAACCGCTCCACGAGGATCCGCTGAAAGGCCCACGTCAACACCTCGTCGTGGTTGCCGTTCACGATCACAACGTCGGTGGGGGCCGTGGCCGCCGACCGCTCGACGATGCGGAGCAGAGAGTCGCATCCGACCTTGATCATCTTCTGCAATCTGCCGTCACGCTCTAGCGGCGTGCCGCCGGTTGTCGTGCCGCTGGGCGTGTCGTAGTGGAACAGGTCGCCGAGAAACGCGATCGTGCGACGAGTGGGCTTGTGGGAATCTCCCACTTCAACCAGTTCCGCACCGGCCTTGCCAACGAGTTGCTCGGCAAGGTCGAGGTCATAGTCGCTGCCGCCCGTGGTCTTGCTCCAGGAGTATGCACCATAGTGCGTGTCGCTGATTACGAGCACCTGCCAGAGACCGTCCCGCTTCGGCTGGCGATATACCTTTTTGGGTATACGCCGAATCTCCTTCTTCGCCGCGTCGATCATGGACGCCACGCATTCCAGCGTCGTCGGCCCGCCCCGTGGCTTGAGCCTCACGAAGACCCGGTGCAGTTCGATACTCCCGCCTTCTCCGTCGCCGCACTCCCATTTCGTCGCCTCGCTGGCGGCGACCTCGAAGCGGGCCATATCGGCTTCGATATGCGCGAGAAGATCCTCCACCGTCTTGATGCGTCGGCTCGTCGAGCGGGCTTCGAGCGTGTCGCCGCTTTGCGACTGCGTAACCTGCTCGGCATCGGCGGACGGTTTCGGGGGCGGCAACTTGGACGCCACGTCTGCCGCTAGCGTTTTCCGTTTAACCACTGAATGATTCCCTGGAGTCCGCTTGTCTTCCAGCCGCGCTCGCGTGCGGCCTCCATGATCGCGCGGGCGAA